CCTATAATCGTGAATTCCCATATATGTATCAGAAGATGGAATATACCCTAAAGGTAATTCTCCTAGTGATGAAGTGTACGAAGTTTCTAAAGTGTTTGAGGAAGGGTTAGAATTCCAGAACTGTGGACTATTAAAACCCCCTCTGTCGTAGAGACCCTCTGTAGGCAGAGAGTATCTAAAATCTCTTCTTCGAAGAGCATTTCTCGGAACATCAGCAACATAAGTAGCACTCGCGCCTAAGAGCCCGTCACTTATGCGATCTACATCTGATCTACTGAACGGGCTTAAGTTGGATCCTGTCCCCGCCACTCGCTTCCAACCAAGCATATTAAGCCCACAAGTGGTATACCTAGCAAGTCCCCCTGCTAACGTGCCCAATCCTGGTACTGCTGTATCTGAGGAAAGATTATAAGTCTCTTGATTGCCTAGCCCCACGTATGATTTAGAATCAATTCTAGGGACATTATAATCAGCGCCTTCCGCGATAAGCCTTACGTCTGGGATAGAATGTGCGGGAGAAAATTCTTTTAATATTCTAATTGAACCATATAAAGCCTCTCTTGTGTCTACAGCTAAATTCTTTTTGGTAAAATCAAAATCTGTACTCGATAATATTACTTTAAAATGAGAAGACTTTCCACTCCACAAAGATAAAAATTCATCTCTATTATTAGAGATATCTTGAATAACGGTATTCCAGTTTGGGGGAGTTTCCACTGCGGAGGTAAACATTAACCATTTATTTCCCTCTCTGATATAATCAGTAAGCACCGAAGAAGAAGTGAGTCCTTGCCTAAGAGAATTATCTCTAATATAATCTCCCACTTCTAAAGCAAAAGATTTTCTTACCCCATAGCATGCAAGCTGATCTACAATTTTCTTTACCATGGATTCTGTTATTTCAGAATTCATATAATAGGACATCTCTTCCCATGGAGGAATAGGGAAGTTTCTTCCTCTGTACTTAAAAGTAAAATCTTTAGTTCCTATTGGAAATGGCTCTTTCCCAATAGAAAAATGATCAGGGTAGCCAGAGACCAAAGTAAACATAATTTGATCAACAGCCAGTCTCATATTATGGTCCAGGCTATGTTTATTCTTAGCCCAATCCCACTTTCCGTCCATAGCAGTTTTTGCTATCTCAAAATTTTCGAAATTCTTAAATCCAGAGGCTTCCGTAGCAATAGCATAATACATCAAATTGGGAATATAAGATTCCCACATCTCGTGTAAGTTTGAAGATAAGGAAAACGCATCTTTAGAGAAGAGCGAATCAAGAGCGAACTGAATTGATTTTTTTGTCCCTACCTTTTTGTAAACTTCAACCGCATTCATTAATTGAAGCCTCCATCTGGAGGGATCACTACCGAATAATTTCCATCCTATCAATTCAGCAAGAAGTTCTAGATACTCGTCAGGGCATTGCTCTATGTCATTAAGAGTTTCTATAGTGTCTATATCATTGTTAATATCCGCAAGGGAGTAACTAAACGCTCTTAAAAGATTATAAAACGGCCCCCTGGAAGTTTCATCAGTTAGAGTGGTTGATAAAGTTAGAAAATTGTCAACAGCATTTAGTACTCTCTCGTCCTGCCTGTCTGCGTGCAGTGGTGAATAAGCCACATCAATGAGAGTTTTGATTTTATCTAGTTGCTGAGTTCCGCTGGTATGAGAACTAGAGACATTGGATAAAATAGTGGATGTTGAATACTCACGCGGAAGAATATTCAAGCTGTTAAATGTTGTACAAGTTTCATAATTCTCCCATACAAATTCTTGGAAAGCTTTTATAAAATCATTTGCTTCTAGTGTTTTTCCTTGGTAAGTGTTATTAACTAGAAGATCTATAGCTATAGTAGACGGATTTAAATTAAATCCAGCCGCCCCATCAACACCGATGTCTCGCCCACTGGTATTTAAGAAATAAATCCAATTTAAATTTTCTATTAAATACTTATGGGTAGAAGAAGTATTTGTGTCAACTTGACCTGTAAATGTAGCAATAGGAGTATTTAAAGCAATAGAAGAAAAAAGAGTATCCTCTAGATAACTTTTAAAGTCACTACTGGTTTCGAAACCGCCGAGAGTTAATCCTAGTGGAAAAAGAATCGTATCTTCAAATTGTATTGGCGTTAATCTGGAAAGCCTATTTTGCTTTATAAAATAGGGAGCTATCCCAGAAATATTATGCATTGCAGAAAGGTGGGATACATTCGGGAGAGAAGATACATAAATTATGCTGGAAAAATTATTGCATGCTCTGACATGAGCATTAATAAGTTCAGATACAGGATTAATTCCAGGACCACTTAAAGCTAGATCCTCGGTGAAATACACTTCTGGAGTTAAAATCTCAAGAACTTCTACATAATTAGATTTCGTGTATTTCTTTTTTTTGGGATTAAAATCCTGTGATGTCATCAGACCCCAACGATATTAATTGAGAGATTGTTAAGTTGAATTATTTCATTGTACTCAACTTTTATAACGGAATCAATATTATCTACAGTAGAATATCTAATTTCATCTACATCGAATATTCTTCTATTTAATTCTTCTGGAATAAAAGGTTTTCCAAAATCATTATTATCAACTTTAAAATAATCCAAAATAACATTTCGGGCTTTAGCTTTTACAATTTCCTGAATCGTTAGTAGTTCTTTATCTACTCTGAGCGTTACTACAAGATCCATTGTCCTAATTAATCCATCCACTACTATTATCTCGTCAGTAATCATCTTTTTGTCATTCATGGCATTTAGAAGATCATACTTAAATGTTGGAGTGGCTCTCCTTAATTGAAAATCTGAGGCTTTCTCTAAAACATATACATCAATAATATTTGCTGAAGAAAAAGCTTTTCTAGTCGCAGCCGTAGTTTTTCCTGTCGATCCGTATTTTCCAACGTAGCTATTTGAGAAAGCTTTCATATCTCGAAGAGTTACTAATCTATCTTGCCTCCTAAAGTTTAGAGGGGCATATCTCTTGGCATGTGCTAGCGTCTCTGCGTCTGCTCCCCCTGTCCCGATTGAAGTATTCTCTAATACCCCTAATACTTCTGAACTGCCAGAAGTCGTAGTAACTACAGCATTGATTACCTCGTTAGATATATTACCTCTGCCTCCCCCACCAATGCGATATATAACCGTATAGGTATCCCCCGCTGCTGGCGATACTCCAAGAGTGTTATCTCCAAATACAACGGTAGCTCCGAAAGAATCGTCGTATACTACTTGGAATACTTTATCAGCAGGCCCGGAAGCAAAAAATACATTATCAACTAACTTATAAGCTCCACTGGTTGTGGAATCTCCCTTAACAAAAACTTCTGTGCTGCCTTCTACTACAGGAGAACCTGCTAAAGATACAGTTTTAACTGCCTGCGCTGTGGTAAAAGTACCTTCCTCGACAGTAAGAACTCCTTCTAGTAAAACTAAATTAGTAAATACTGTAGACGCATCATTGCTTGCTTCGCTACCTTTTAGGGCTATACTTCCCAAAGCATTAGGCAGATCAGCCAGCCCTGTTGGCAAAACTTTGTATAAGGTATATGTTAGGATCCCTCCGTCTTCTGGAGAAGTAGTAGTAAAGACTCTACTCGCTGGGAGAATCGAGATTTCCTCGCCCCCAGCCACAGCTGCGCCCCCGGTATCCTTCCATGGCGCAGTACCTAGAACGATCCTGGCATTTGCAGCAGAGGAGATTGGGCCTTTTACGCGTATCCCGATAAGCTCCAGTAGCTTTTTGATACTTTTTCTTTTTCTAGAGGTGCGAAGAAAATTCTCATTTGCTAGCATATCAGCCTTCAAGGACATTACAGAACCCATATAGGCTACAAGTTCTATTAGCATGACTCCAAGATCAGATTCCGCGAAGTTATGATAATCTAGTGGATATACAGTTTTTATATAATCCACAAGAGAATTCGTAAGAGTTGCGAAATCGGTGGCTGCATAATTTACTAAAGATGGCTTCTTAGCATCCTCAATTGACACCGATTTCATAAAATCTGATTGCACTGTCCCAGAAAAAGTAACCATCTATGTTATACCTACCTTTGTTTCAAACATTTCGCCTTGTCCTTTTTTAAGTCTACAGAAAAGAACTATATTTAAACCCTGATAGCCTTCACTCCCATACTTATCTAGCGATCTAACATTTAGTTTTAAAATTTCAAGTTGTGGCATATATTTACCTACTTGGTAAAGAACTTCTTCTGATATTCTCTGAAAAGTAATTTCATCCATGGGTTCAAAAAGGAATTTTTTAAGAGACACACCAAAGTTAGACATTGCTCTTTCTCCCTTTTCGGTCTGTAATAATTGCTTTAAATTATTTTTCATTAAAGCTATTCCAGACTCCTTATTAAAAAATCCTTTTTTTGTATTCTTCCCTATGGGAAATGTAAGACCATAGCTCTTTTCAATATGCGATGCAGACCCTTTTTTATGAGTGATATCAAGTTCACCGTAAGTGGTAGTTGTAGTAGATTTAACCATTGTATGTCCTATGCTATAATTTTAATATTCTCAAAGAAATATTTTTGACCATTATAATTATTTTTTGCTTCAGCCTGACTTAGAGGCTTTTTATAAAACTTTGTACTTCCTATAAATCCATCAAGCCCGCTACGAAATCCCCCGTAGTTCTCTCCCATAAAGTTTCCAACCGACACCCCAGTCCCTGGATTGCGGACCATTCCATCCGTCCACCCTCCCCCAATAATCCAAGGAGTAAAGAAACCCAAGCCTTCCCTTCTATGATTGTATATGTGGGGTCCGGTTTTTAATGTTTCGGGAGCATCTGTATTCACGGTAGATGAAGAATATTCAAAACTATTCTCTCTTCTAGAAGAAGGTAAATTAATTGGAGATCTCTCTGGGACTCCAAAGACAGCATTTATTCCAGCAGTAGTCATGAGATTTCCATTCAAGTAAATACTAACCTTATCTTCAAGAACATCTACCGAAACAGTAATCAGCATAAATGAACTGCACACCCCATTAAAAGTGGTACTATTTTCACCAGCAGTACTGACATTCATTGAAAGTCCATACCATCCTGGGCCGCTGGCACAAGTTCCGTCTTTTCCTTTATTCATAAAGCCAACAGATGAGGCATTTTTAGACTGAGTAGGAGCCATAAAGAATGCCATGCTTGACGCTGGGAGATTGATCGAACTTTTTGCATCAACTCTAAAATTAGTATGTTCTTCTCCTAGTGATATTCTTTTATCTGTGGTAAATCCAATCATCATACCTCTAGTAATCGAATCTCCAAAATCAGGAACTAGACGATTAACATCGTTTTGGGCACTAACAGATGATACAATTCCTGTATTCTCACAAGATAACAACAATCTATACTGGGCTGATACATCATTGCTCCAATCTTTTACGCTACTGAGTGTTGGAATATGAGTCCACGTTTCAAAAGTAAATCCTTTTCTTGAATATGTCCAATCCTGAAATTCATTTGTATCTGGCAATCTTACATAATTTCCAAGAGCAGATATATCTGCACTTTCCGAGTATGAAGTTACTGTTTTAAGTTTAGCAATACCTTTTAGATAAACCATGCCAAGCCCTGAAGTAAAGACGCTACTAGCATCAGGGGCTACAAGTTGAGCATTATTTCTCATGTCAGGAGATGCACAATTAAGAACATTATAATTTGTTGAAGAGGGGGCCGTTTCAACTTTTGAATTTAAGAAATTATAAACAGCAATAAGATCATCTGTTATTATGGGACTTGTGATATTCAAGGTAGTTCCAGATGCTGAGTGGACTGAGGAGTCAGTAGTCAAAAATCCTCCAGTTCCTACCTCAGGGACTAACAAATGGTCTACTGTTGTATAGTGCTCATTTCCTGGATTAACTACAAATTTAGAAGTTAGTGGAAGAACTACTCCTGTTACATCTTCTTGATCTAAGATAAGACCTCTTTGCTTGTCTATATCAACAGCTAAATTTACATCTTGCAGATAGGAAAAATCGTTTATAGGGGTCTCCCCAAGATCGAACTTGGTCTTGCTCTGATA